GTATATGTCTCGTATGTCTCGCTCTCTACGACTACTCATATTAGAAATTACCATAACTAAAGCTGTAGCTGCTGCTCCCACTAATGCACCATATATCTCAGGCATTTGCGTAAATAGGTAATTATGTATAGTATGACTAATAAATCCTTATTATGGCAGAGGAAAAGAAAGGAGTTTTTGAAAAGCTCAAAGAAAATATTACTGACAAAGAAGAACAACTAACTTTTATATCTGTTGTTGTCCGACTTGTCGTAGTTGCATGGAGTGGTTTCATAGTATCCCTTAACTACATAACGCTTCCGGGATACAGTAACGAACCCAAGGATATAACTTTTCCGGCTTCTCTCCTGACAGGTGCATTAGCGAGTTTTGGTTTGGAAGGTGCTAAGAAAAGAGGTGACGGTACATTTAAACCAGAAGACAAACCACTGAACAAAAAAGAAGTAGAAGCGTTACTAGCATCACAATCTGGTAGCTATCAAACAGTTAGAATCGAAACGCCAATAAAAATTATTGGTGCAGAGATTGATGATTCCAAATCAAAAAAATGAAAAAACTACTAGCACTACTATTACTGTTTAGTCCTTCTGTAGCACTAGCAGACATCACGCAAAAATTTACGACATCTGCACAGATCACGGTAGATATGCCGTACTCTGTTACGAATAAATTAGGTACGACATATTCATTATCTGGTAATAATATTACTCCTTCTGTAACTAGCGGTGGATCAACAACTGCAAATGCTATTGGAGGATTAAATCTTAGTAGTTTAACTGAGGGCGTTCCGGCTCTTATACAAACTGACAAGGTTGTAGCCACAGCCGGTTCAGCTTTTTCATTAACAGAAGCTATAAATATAGGCGATTCTACTCCAAGTGCAATCACTCCATCGTCAGGTATAGCAGCACTACCACACCTTGGTGGACAGACAACAATAGGAAGTGGTGGCACATTAGGATCTGGAGCGATGACAAGTTTATCTAGTGGTGTACATACTTGTAGTGGTGCATTTGGATCTGGTTCTAGTTGCATAGGTTCGACAACAGTAACCATAACCATTGACTAAATTTTGGCTGCTATTCATAATATTATTTCCTGTCAAAACCCTTGCAAACCCAGTAGTTCCTACCTTCCGTACAGGAAGTTCAAGCACAAATTCCCAAACCCAAAGTGTTATAACGGAATCTGTGGTATCTCATCAGTTCCGTACAGGGTACTCTCTAAGCGTATCAGGCACGAACATAGAAAGTGCAGATGTTAATGGTTATATTAACTCAATACCTACAGCCGAAGCTGAACAAACAGTTAATGGAATTAACTTTTCTTATACAAGTCCTACGTTGGAAGGTGTGCCTAGATGGAAAATAGTAAACGCAGGTCAACCTTTCAGTTTAGTCGAATCAATAATTTCTCCCGGTCTAGACACAATAACCACGATAAATCGCACCATAAACACAACAACTACAACCACCGTAGAAACCACGTTTGGGCAGTAGTTTTACTTTGCCTATGTCCAACAAAGGTTTTAGCTAATACAACCGTAGCAAGCCCTTCTAGCAACGCACAGGGAACGGTAAATAACAATGCCACCATGATAGCTCCGCAATCTAATCCGCAGTTTAGGATGTCGCAGGGTATTGTTTGTAGTTCACCGAGCCTAACCATCACACCTTTTCTTACAGACTCATGGTCATTTAACCGACCTATAGAAACAGAAACGGTTCAGCCAATTTATAACGAAGATACTGGCGAGATTAAATATTATCAGCGTACACCAAGGTTTGAAAAAGATAACTACAATTTAAACTACGGTATATCAGCACAGTTTAGTATTCCGTTAGGCAAAGC